CTATCAAGAAGGTATTGCGTCTTCTAAATATCCTTTTATAAATGCTTTGGTAGATTTTACTGGAAGCAGTTTTAGCAAAGTAGACGTATCCTATAAGGATATGAACGGACGTAACGAGGTAGTAGTTTCCTACGATACAAATACAATATCAGTAATTAAAATTCCAGTTCGAACTACATCGACTAAGTTTGATCAAGGTAATACAGTGACTTTAAACTGGAAACCTGAAGGCACTACGGTAGGCATTTCTAAAACGTTTACGGTTACTCCAATCTGCGAGCCTAAATACACACCAGTACAATGTCAATTTATTAACCGATATGGAGGCTGGCAGTTTATAACTTTTTTTAAGGCTAAATCAGAGGCGATAAATGTCATGGGTACACCTTATAATGTATTGCCAGATTCAGTTAATTACAATGTAAAGAAAGGGCAATCTGATGTATTTAATATCAACGGCAAGCAAAGCATTAAATTAAATACAGGATGGGTTAATGAAAATTATAGTGAGTTAATTCAAGATTTGCTTTTAGCTGAGACGATTTTATTAGACGATGTTCCAGTTTTACTTAGGACTCAATCAACTGATATTAAAACCTCGCTTAAGGATAGAAATATTAACTACGAAATGGAGTTTGAATACGCATTTAATCTTATTAATAATGTAATTTAATGATAGTAGTAGGGGTTTACATTTACGATGAGAATGGTAATTCTAGGCGAGTTGATCTTTTCAGTGATGAAAAAATTAGCGTATCGTCTAGCGTCCAAAACATTGCGGATATATCTAAGGTTTTTACAGACTTTAGCCAATCTTTTACTGTACCTGCAACAAAAAATAACAATGCAATATTTAAGCACTGGTACGAAAACGATGTAGACAATGGCTTTGACGCTCGATTGAGAAGAAATGGATATATAGAGCTAGACACTATTACTTTTAAGATTGGTAAATTTCAATTACAAAAGGCTCAATTTAAAAATGGTAATATTGATAACTACCAGATTACATTTTTTGGTTCAATCGTTTCACTAAAGGATAAATTTAATAGCTTAAGCCTAAAAGATTTAGACTATTCAGCTTTAGATTTTAACTACACTGGCTCGAACGTAAAGGATAGAGTAGAAGGTTTAGTAAATTCAGATGTAAAATTCCCTTTAATATCTTCAAAAAATATTTGGCAATGGAACACAAATGGGGCTGAAGAAAAAGATTGGGATATTTCAAAGAGTGCGACTCCAATTTATCATACCGATTTATTTCCTGCGGTTAGGTTAAGTGCTATATTTAATGCAATATCCTCTAAACTAGAAGACGTTACATTCTCAGGATCATTTTTAAATTCCGATAAATTTAAAAGAGCGTTTTTATGGTTTAAAAACAACAATGAAATATCGGATACCTTTGCACCTAAAAATATAAACTTTAATAGCGTAACCGCTACGACTGGATTTACTAGCTCATTTAATACAACTGATGACGAATTAAATTTTGTTCAACCAATTTTTCCTTTATATGTAGCGGAATCTGCTTTAAGAATTACTTTTAGCGACCCAAGTGTAGGTGAAGACCCTACTAATTTTACAATTTATACTTATAAAGATGGAGTTAAAGTAAATGAGCAAAGCTACGTTACCGAAACCACTCAAATGTATATTCCTTTGCCTTTAAGTGGCACTGGCAAATATCAATTTAAAATTAACTCGGATGCATCGGTAACTTTTACAAGCACTTATACTTTGAGAGTAAACACTATTCCATTTTATGGAAGTGCTTTTTTTCAATTAACTGCTACTCAGTCTACGGCTCAAACTTCGTCCGCTTCAATTAACTTACCATTCTTTGCTCCTGAATTAACACTAGAGGATTTCTTTAGTGGTGTTTTAAAGTTATTTAATTTGACTTGCTACTCTGAAGATGGTACAGACTTTAAAATCGAGCAGTTAGAGGACTGGTATTTAAATGGTAGGGTAATAGATTTAACCAAGTACACCACTAGCGATAATATTGACATAGAAAAAACTCAAATTTATAAAAATATTAAATTTAAGTTTGCAGAATCTAAAAACATATTAGCCACAGAATACTTATCAAGAAGCAAAACTCCATACGGTGATTTGCTTTATACGATGGATGTAGACGGCTCGGAATACTCAGTCGAATTACCTTTTGAAACCTTTCAAATGCAAAAGTTTACAGGAACTAATTTGCAAGTAGGTACATCGGTAGATATTAATTTGAGCCCTATTATTCCAGGCCCAGTCTTGCTTTATGATTATGGCACTATTAGATCGCAAGATTTCTTTTTTAATAATGGTTCATCTACTAGCAAAGTTTTAACCTATAACCTATTTGGGCAGGATACTAATATAGGTGGCGAAAATTACACCTTAAACTTTGGGGTGGAGCAATCGACCTATACTAATAGACTAGAAACAAACTCTTTGTTTGCAAATTATTATGAAGAATATTTGAGTAATATATTTAGCAAAAAATCTAGGTTAGTTTTTATTAAAGCTATTTTACCAATTGGTATTTTGACTAGCTTAAAACTAAATGATAGAATTATCATTAGTGGCAAGCGATATATTATTCAGAGTTTCACTACAGATTTAACAAGTGGCGAAGTAAATTTTGAATTAATTACTGATTTTAGAGATACGGTTGGAGTTATTCCAAGCACAAAAGATTACTCAAGTTTAGATTATTCACCTTCAGATTATAACGCATAAAAAGATGTTAAAGCAACAAGTATTAGATTTAATAGCAGCTAATTTAGCAACTGGCTCAAATATAACGGCAGCAGAACACAGAGCCGTAGAAGAAGCAATTGTAGACTATGTCGGACTTGATATGGTAGCTTATGGTAGAATCGGCCCAATAGATATTGCCGATGCTACAACAAGCTGGTCTGTTACTGGTAATTTATCGAGTGCTACAAGAGTGGGTTCAGTATCAGGTAAATATGTTCAAATAAGAGTTACAATACCATCGGGTCTTTTAATTTCTACAAATTTTAAAGTTAGAACCGAAGTAGAATCGGCAAGTGCTTCGCCTAATTTAGATAATGATATGTTAGGAGTTTTGTTTAGAAAAGATGGTTCAAGTACAACTACTTTTGATATTTTATTAGAAGAAATTACTGCCCAAACAACATCTATTTACGTTCACGTTGAAGTGATTCAATTATGATAAGTCTAATTTTAAAAATGCTAATGATGCAAAATCATTATAATTCAATTGAAGAAATTGAAATAGCAAAAGGAAAATACGAATTACCTAAAACATTTACTGCGGCATTTCAACAAATTAGAAGGCAATGGAAAAAAAGAAAGTAGAAATTGAAATTAAGAATAACTTAGACGAAGTTAGTAATAAGTTAGACGATGTAGTAGTAAAGGTAGATGAGGTAGTTGAATCCACTAAGGAAACCAATAAATCTTTTAAAGAAGCCGAAAAATCAGCTAATTCTTTAGCTAAAGGTTTTACTGGTATTGGACTTGCTGTTAAGGCAATGGGTATCGGATTGCTAATGAAAGGATTTGAATTACTTTCGGATGCATTTCAACGTAACCAAAAAATAGTTGATACTCTATCAGGTATATTTGAGACTATTTCAATTACATTAAATCAAGTAACTAATATAATTGTAGGAGTTATTGATAAGGTAAGCAAATCTAGTAAAGGATTTGAAGGTTTAACAAATGTAATTAAAGGATTATTAACGCTTGCTTTGACTCCTTTAAAAGCTGCATTTTATGGTGTAGGAGTAGCAATTTCAGAAATACAATTAGCTTGGGAACAATCACTTTTTGGAGACAAAGACCCAAAGCAAATTAAAGTTTTAATTGACAGACTTAACTATTTTAAGGTTGGCTTAAGAGAAACGAGAGTTGATGCAGTTGAAGCAGGAAAAAATATAGCATCAAATTTAGGCAAAGCAGTATCTGAAATTGGGCAAGTAGTTCAAGGATCAATTGAAGGCATAAGCAAAATAGATATTGAGGCTAATAAAAGGCAAGCAGAAAATTTAGTTGAAGTTAGAAAAAAAGCTCAATTAGCGGTCTCACAGCAGCAAGGATTAGTTGAAGAATATGATAGACAAGCTGAGCTTCAAAGACAAATAAGAGATGATGAATCTAAAAGTATTGCTAATAGGAAAAAAGCAAATACCGAATTAGGTATTATATTAGAAAAGCAAAGAGTTGAAATGACAAAGCTTGCTAATTTGCAAGAAGTAGCAGCAAGGGCAGAGGTAAAAGCTTTAGATAATCAAGCTAATCAAATTGTTTTACAAGAGGCATTAAATAATAAAAAAGCAGTAGCAGCTCAAATCACGGGTTTAGAGTCAGAACAAAAAGTAAATGCTGTTGCATTAAATAAAGAAGAACTTGAACTTCAAAAATCTATTAATGACGGTAAGATTGAAGCAATAAATGTTCAAGAGCAGTTTAATGCAGATTCAATCAAAAACGATGAAGCAAGACTAGCGTCTCAAAAGAAAGCACTTGAAGAACAAAGAGTAAGGGATTTAGCTAGTATTCAGCAAACAATAGATTCTTATAATGAGGGTACTCAAGCTAGAGCTGATGCTGAAACAGCTTTCTTATTAAAAAAGACAGAAATTGATAATGCGATTGCAGCAAAAGATGTTGAAATTAAAAATGAGTCTTTAAATAGACAATATGCTTTTAATGAATTAGTAATTAATAATGAGCGGTCTGCATTTCAAGCACAGCTAGAAGCTTTAGATGCTCAAAATGCAATTATTAGAGAAAAAGAATATGCAAATGAAGCTGAAAGAACTCAAGCTTTAAAAGATAATACAGATAAGCGTATTGCAATTGAAAGATTATTTAGAGATGCAAGGATTGCTGCTCAATTACAATTTGTTGAAGCTAGTAGAGGAGCAATTAATGCTTTAGGTTCTTTATTTGAACAAGGAACGGATGCAGCAAAAGCCGCAGCGTTGGCTGATATTGCCATTGGTACTGCAGTTGGATTTATCCAAGCATTAGATATTGCACAAAAAGGATCTAAAGCAGCAGGCCCAGCAGCACCATTTGCATTCCCAATATTTTACGCATCACAGATTGCAGCGGTTCTTGGTGCAGCTGGCAGAGCAAAATCGGTTTTAGAATCAGGTAATCCCAATAGTGGAGGAGGCGGTGGCAGTGCTCCTGCATCTGCTCCTGCTGTACCTAATTTTAATGTAGTAGGTGCTTCTGGTGTAAATCAAATCGCTCAAACATTAGGAAGGGATTTACCACCAGTTAAGGCATACGTAGTGGCAAACGATGTGACATCAGCGCAAAGCTTAAATCGCAATATCGTTTCAAGTGCTAGTTTAGGATAGTGAAAATATAACAAAATAAAATATAACCGTTTATAGCGTATGAGAATTGTTGAATTAATTATCGAGAAAGATTTAGATGGGATTGATGCGGTTAGCTTGGTGGATGCACCGGCTATCGAGGAAAACTTTATCGCTTTAAATAAGGAATACAAGATGGACCTAGCAGAGGTAGACGCAGAGAAGCGTATTCTTATGGGCGCTGCTCTAATTCCTAACAAGCAAATCTATCGTAAGAATGGCAAGGATGAGTTCTACGTGTTCTTTAGTGAGGCAACGGTTAAGCAAGCAAGCGAGTTATTCTTAAAGAATGGAAACCAGTCAAACGCAACTTTAGAGCATAAGGCTAAATTCGATGGGGCTACGGTGGTTGAGTCTTGGATAATTGATAACCCTGACATGGATAAGTCTAAGCAATACGGATTTAGTTTGCCTAAAGGTACATGGATGATCTCTATGAAAATAGAAGACGATAAAGTTTGGGCAGATGTTAAAGATGGTAAATACAAGGGATTCTCTATTGAGGGATTTTTTGCTGACAAACTTGAAATGTCTTTAATGGAATTAGAAGAACAAGAAATAGTAAATCAAATCATAAATATTTTAAACGATGGCAAATAAAAGTAATAGTCCACAAAACGCATCTCGTGGTTGTCTTTGCAAAGACGGCACTTATTCTAAAGAATGTTGCGAAGGCGAATTAGCTAATCAAGGTATTGGAGCTTTAGTTTCACAAAATACTTCTACGGTAGTAAATACTAACCAACCAAGAGTTATAACAAGAGAAAACGCATAGGTATGAGCACGGAAAAAAAAGTATTTGAAAAATTATTTTCTAGCGAGAAAGTAGAATTAGCATCTCAAAAATACGAGTTTGCCAAAAAAGCAACTTCTATTTTATCTGACATTAAAAAGGCAGACGATACGCTAAGAAAAGCAGAATCTAAAATTGAATCTATTTATTTGACTTATAAAAAAGCATATAATGAATTTCAATCTGCTGTTGATTCTTCAGTAAATTCTGCTAATCTAGCTGAAAAAGATTTATTAGCAATTATGGATGGATTGACCGCTTTAGGTTTAAGTGCTAGTGATGCTAAAAATATTGAAGGATTTTCGGCAGCCGCAGATTTACAAACAAAAATTAAGCAAATGGCACCAGGTTTTAAAAGCTTATATCCAAAACCAGAGTAGATATAATAATAATATAACTTAAAAAAAATGAGCACAGAAAAAAAAGTATTTGAGGCATTATTCTCAAACGAAAAAACAGAATTAGCATCTCAAGAATATGAGTTTGCATTAGCAGACGATATTAAAGCCGAAGCAAAAAGATTAGCAGATTTAGATGGCAAAGCTAAAGCCATTAAAAATAAAGCTATGGGTGCAATTGGAGAATATAATTTAGTTGCAACAGGTGGAGTAGCAGTAGCTAAAGGACTTGGAAGATTAGTAGATCAACTTATTGCGAAGTCAAAAGAATTAGGTGTAGAACCTCCTCAAAATATTGTTGCATTAAAACAAGAGGCTGCGGCAAAAGAGAAATTATATAATTCAAATTTGTCTGCTGCGGTTGCTGCTTCTAAAACTATCTTACAATAGTAAATAAATTAATAAATATATGGAATACAAGAACAAGTTGAACAAGATTAAGGCTGTTCTTTCTATGGAAATTAAGCTTGCACAAATGAAGTTAGAAGACGGAATTACCGTTATCGAAGCCGAAGAGTTTGCGCCTGATTTCTCTGTAGGAATTGTAACAGAAGATGGTATTGTACCGATGCCAGTAGGCGAGTACAAGTTAGAAGACGGAATGATTTTAGTCGTTGCCGTTGAGGGTGTTATTTCTGAAATCAAAGCAGAAGAGCCAGAAGCTGAAGTTGAAGTTGAAGTAGCACCTGAAGAGGTAGTTGCTCCAGAATTAGCTGAAGAAGCTCCAAAGGCTAAACGTATTGTAGAATCGATTTCAAAAGAAACTTTCTTTGCTGAGATTGAGAAATTACGTCAAGAGTTTTCATCTATTAAAGAAGAAAACCAAGCTTTAAAAGCGGAAAATGAGTCTTTAAAATTAGAGATGTCATCTATTGAAGAAGGTGCTGAGCCTTTAGCTCATAACCCAGAAGCTGGAATTGCTCCAAAACAATCATTTAAAATTAGTAAAAACAAGACTGCTTCTATTCAAGATTCAGTTTATAATAGAATTTTTTCAAAATAATTATTAAACAAATAAAAAAATGCCAACTAGCACAAGTATTACTACAACTTACAGCGGTGAATTTAAGGATCAAATCATCGCTGCAGCATTATTATCAGCTCCAACTATTGAGGCTGGTGGTATCACTGTAAAACCAAACATTAAGTACAAAGAAGTTATCAAGCGTTTATCGACAGACGATATTTTAAAGAACGCAACTTGCGATTTCGATGCTACTTCAACAATCACTTTGACTGAGCGTATTATCACTCCAGAAGAATTTCAGGTCAATCTCCAGTTGTGCAAAAAAGATTTTCATTCGGACTTTTTGAGCTCACAACAAGGTTTTTCTTCATTTGATGTATTGCCAAAAACTTTCCAAGATTTCTTAGTTGCACACGTTGCTGCTAAAGTTGCTGCAAAGAATGAGACAAACATCTGGTCAGGTGTTAACGCTAACGCTGGTGAGTTTGATGGCTTTGCTACTTTATTAGCTGCGGATGCTGCTTTACCAACTGCTAATGAGGTTGCTGGAACTACGGTAACTGCTGCAAACGTAGTAGCTGAAATGGGTAAAATCGTTGACGCTATTCCTGCTGCTCTTTACGGACAAGATGACCTTTACATCTACGTTTCTCAGAACATGGCTCGTGCTTACGTTCGTGCTTTAGGTGGTTTCGGTGCATCAGGTTTAGGTGCTAATGGTACAAACGCTTTAGGAACTCAGTGGTATAACAATGGTTCTCTTTCTTTTGATGGCGTGAAAATCTTTGTAGCAAACGGAATGGGTGCTAACAAAGCAATCGCTACAACTAAAGATAACTTATACTTTGGTACTTCTTTATTATCAGACCACACAGAAGTTAAAGTTATTGACTTAGCAGACATCGACGGATCTCAGAATGTTCGTGTAATTATGCGTTTATCTGCTGGTGTTCAGTACGGTGTAGTTCAAGACATCGTAACTTACGGTATCACTAACTCTGCTAACTAATTAGCGTTCAATAGCACCTCTTTAATTCGGGGTGCTTATTTTTAAACATTATAAATTAATAATTATGTGCGATATTTCTTTGGGTAGAATTGAGCCTTGCAAAACGAGTAACGGTGGATTGAAAGCCGTTTACTTTGTTAACTGGGGTGATGCAACTGGTTATACTTATGATGTGACGAATACCGACGCAATTTCTGCTGTCGCTGGTACTCCTATCGCATTTAAGTACGATCTAAAAGGTAATAGCTCTTTCGAGCAAACTATCAATTCAAGCCGTGAAAACGGTACTACATTTTTCGAGCAAACTGTTAATCTAACTTTAAAAAAGTTATCAGTTGCAGACCATAGACAAATTAAACTTTTGTCTTACGGTCGTCCACAGGTTATTGTAGAAGATAACAATGGTAATTTCTTTTACGCAGGGTTACGTAACGGTATGGAAGTATCAGGAGGTACTATCGTTACTGGAGCTGCAATGGGTGATTTAAGTGGCTATACTTTAGTATTATCTGGACAAGAGCCTGTTCCTGCTAACTTTATTAGCACTTCTTTAACAACTGCAGGATTTACTATTACTTCAGGAGTTTAGTTTTTTGTTGTTTGAGGTTTGAAACTGGGTGGGCTGATGTCCCACCCTTTTTCGTTTTAGAAACAAAACATATTAAAAAACGTTTATAGGTTATGGTAATTCTTAAAGAGAATGGTACGGTTCAGCGTTTCACGTTTATCCCCACAAGGTTAAACGATGCGAACTTTATGTATATCACAAACGAAACGACAAACGAAACAATTACTAAGTCAATTTACGTAAAGAAAAAATCCTTTCATTCTTATTTTGATTTAGTTTTTGATTTCATTGAGCAAGGTCACTTTTATAGCGTAGAATTAAAATACTATGGTGTAATAGATGGCAAATTAGATTACTATTTAGTTCACCGTGACAAGATTTTCTGTACAAATCAAGAGGTTGATACCTATTCTGTAAATAAAGATGTGTACAAACAAAATGACCAAAACATAATATTCTATGAGTAACGTTCACGTATTCAATTTTGAATCGCATAAACCGCCTCAATCCAAAGAATCCAACAAAGAGGCTTGGGTGCAATTTGGCGATGATAACGACTACTTCCAGTACCTAATTGACAGATATAATAATTCGACTACAAATAACTCGGTTATTAACTCTATCAATAAATTGATTTATGGACGTGGGTTAGACGCTACGGATTCAAATAAGAAGCCGAACGAATACGCTCAAATGAAAATGTTATTTAGACCAGAGGTTTTAAAGTGCGTAATTACGGACTATAAACTTTTAGGGCAGGGATATTTTCAACTTATCTATAACAAGGCAAAAGATTCTATTGTAAGAGTTGAACACGTTCCAGCTCAATTAATTAGAGCAGAAAAATGCAATGAGAAAGGCGAAATCACTGGGTATTATTATTCCGATAACTGGCAAGAAACTAAAAAGTTTGTGCCTAAGCGTATTGGGGCTTTTGGTTATGGCGATAAAACGCTAGAAATTCTTTGCGTTCGTGATTATAGCGTAGGACAAAAATACTATTCTAATGTCGATTACATTGGTGCTTTGCCATATACTCAATTAGAGGAAGAAATTGCAGACTACCTTATTAACGATGTCCAAAATGGATTCTCTCCAACTTCAGTTATTAACTTTAATAACGGAGTTCCAGACGAAGAGAAAATGTCATTACAAGCGGCAGACGTTAAGCGTAAGCTAACAGGTGCGAGCGGTGCTAAGATTGTAGTTTCATTCAATAGTGATGAGACTAAAAAGACTACAATTGACAATGTACCTTTAAACGATGCGCCTGCACACTATACTTATTTAAGTGAAGAATCACGTGGCAAAATTTTGCTAGGTCACTCTATTACAAGTGGTTTACTTTTTGGAATACCTTCAAGCAATGGATTTAGTTCAAATGCGGATGAATTAAAAAATGCGTCAATCTTATTTGACAATATGACTATTCGTCCTAAACAAGCAACGGTTTTAGATGCTATCGATAAGATTTTAGCATTCAATGCTATTAGCTTAAATCTTTACTTTAAGACTTTACAACCTCTTGAATTTATTGATCAAAATCCAGTAATGGATTCAGCTACAATGGAAGAAGAAACAGGCGTAAAATTATCGTCACATTTAGAAGAATTAGACGTAGAAGAATTTAGCGCAGAGCTTGATCCTAGCGAGTGGGAGCTTGTAGATAGTCGACCAGTATCATACGAAGACGAAGAGCGTTTAGACGCAGAGCTAGATGCCTTAAACAACCCCGATAAATCATTACTTGCTAAGATGTGGCAATTTGTAACTACTGGAGTGGCACGTCCCGACTTAAAAAGTTCTCAAGACGGTAAACTTTACGCATCACGTTACAGATATAGTGGTGAAACTACCGATAAGTCTAGGGAGTTTTGTAAGAAAATGACGCAAGCAAATAAGCTATATCGTAAGGAAGACATTATGGCCATGAGCGAAAAGGCTAGCACTAACCCAGGTTGGGGGCCAAGAGGTGCTAACACTTATGACATATTCCTTTACAAGGGAGGCGGAGCTTGTCATCACTATTGGACACGTGAAACTTATAAGCGTTTTATAGACCCACGTAGAAAGGGCGCCGAAGAGATAAGCCCAGCGGAGGCACGTAAAGCAGGCGAGATTTTACCTGCACCTTTTGATAAGTCGGACGGCAAAGATTATAAGAAAGAAAGCCGGCTAGTTTATACGGCTCCAATCAATATGCCAAATCAAGGATTTTTAAAATAACATAGAATGGCTCAAGCGCTTTTTGTTTCAAGAGATGATATCGTAAAATTCACAGCCATGAATGGTAATGTGGACGTAGATAAATTTATTCAGTGGGTTAAGGTTGCTCAAGATACTCACATTCAAGGGTATTTAGGCACTAAGCTATTTAATAAGATAAACGATGGCATAGTAGCTAGTAATTTAACTAGCCCTTATACAATGCTTTTAAACGTGTATATTAAGCCTATGGTAATTCACTGGTCTATGGTCGAGTTTTTACCATTTGCAGCTTATACAATTGCTAACAAAGGAGTATTTAAACATAGTAGCGAAAATAGTACCAACGTTGAAAAAGGGGAAATAGATTACTTAGTCGAAAAAGAGCGTTCAATTGCAGAGCATTACACTCGTAGATTTATTGACTATATGAGTTTTAATCAGTCTTCATATCCAGAATATAATACCAACTCTAATGCAGACATGTTCCCAGACAAAAAATCGGACTTCGGTGGCTGGTACTTATAAGCCTAAGAAATCAAACGTAAAAAAGTTAAAAATATACTTAAACAAAATACAAAATGAGTCTTAATTTCACGCATATAAAAGGAGACACTTTTGACCAAGTAGCCTTTGAATTGAAGATTAATAACGTAGCGGTAAATCTTACAGGTGCAGTTATTAGAATGCAATTAAGAAAGTCTGCAAGCGATTCAGTTGCGGCTCTATCTTTGACTTCTGCTAGTTCAGCTGGTATTACAATTACTAATGCTTCGGCGGGGCAGTTTAAAATTAACAAACAGATTATTGATATTGAGGTGTTCAATTATTCCTACGACATTCAATTCACGCTTTCGGGCGGTGACGTGAAGACTTACGTGCAGGGAACATTTAACATTTTACCAGAAATAACTCGATAATAATGGATGATATTACAATCGGAGTGACCGAATTCGTTAATAATATTAGCGTTTCGGCACAGCCTAACGACCAAATAATAGATATTGCGGTAACTGAAACCGTTGAAACCGTCTTGCTAGATGTAAGCACTACGGTTGAAGAGGTAACGGTCACGGCTACTCAGAACGTAATAGTAGAAAACATCACGGTAGACTACGTTAATAACGAGAATAATATCGATATAAACGTAACAGATGCGACTCAAGACGTAACGCTTAATATTACACCTACATTAGTAGAGATTAATATCTTGCGCTCGGGTGGCGAAGTTAACATCTTGCAATTTAATACGCTTGCGGACTTCCCTGCGACTGGCTCAATCGATTATTTTTACCTTGCTAAAGATACTAACAAGCTATATCGTTGGACTGGTTCGGCTTATGCAGAAATTTCAGCAACTGGTAATGCTCGATGGGGTGAGATTATAGGTACATTAAGCTCTCAAACAGATTTGCAAAATGCTTTAAATCTTAAAGCTCCTATTAACTCGCCTACATTTACGGGAACGGTTAGCGGTATTACCAAAACAATGGTAGGTCTTGGGGCGGTTGATAATACAAGCGACCTAGATAAGCCTATCTCAACGGCTACACAAACGGCTTTAAATGCAAAGCAACCATTAGACGCAGACTTAACTTCTATCGCTGCCCTTAGTGGCACGTTTGGTTTGCTTAAAAAGACGGCTAACAATAGCTATACGATTGACACTAACACCTATTTGACTGGTATTACCTCTAGCGATGTGACTACGGCTTTAGGTTATACACCCGAGAACGTAGCAAATAAGGGAGTTAATAACGGATACGCTTCATTGGGTGGAGATGGCAAAGTCCCAAGCTCTCAATTACCTAGCTACGTTGATGACGTTATTGAGGTTTCTAGCTTTGGCACACTTCCTGCAACTGGCGAGACTGGTAAGATTTACATTACATTAGATACGAATAAAATCTATCGTTGGAGCGGTAGCGTTTATGTAGAGGTTTCATCTTCAGCTGCGGTTTGGGGTGGGATCACAGGAACGCTATCAAATCAAACAGATTTACAAAATGCACTCAATGCAAAGCAAGACGATTTAAACGGTACGGGCTTTGTAATTGCAGATGGGACGACTATTTCCTACGATAATACATCTTATTACCCAGCGTCAAATCCGAACGGCTACACGTCAAATGTCGGGACGGTTACTTCGGTAGCTATGACAGTGCCAAGTGCGTTTAGTGTTTCGGGTTCTCCGATTACTAGCTCAGGTACTTTAGCCGTAACCGCAACGGGTAACACTACGCAATACATTGCAGGCGATGGCTCTTTAGTTACATTCCCTACAATGTCAACGGCTGGCACGTTAATTCGTGAGGTTAGAAATACAACGGGAGCGACATTAACTAAGGGAACGGTAGTTTACATTTCGGGTGCAACGGGAAACAAGCCTACGGTTTCAAAGGCTTTAGCTACGAGCGATTCTACCTCAGCTCAAACCTTCGGTTTAGTTCAGGCAAACATCGCTAATAATGCTAATGGAAACGTAGTTTGCGTAGGCGATTTAACTGGCTTAGATACTTCTGCATTTACTGAAGGTGCTCAGTTATATTTATCAGCAACTACGGCTGGAACTTACACTACCACAAAGCAATTAGCTCCTAATCATTTAGTGTATATCGGTATTGTAACTAGAGCGCATCCTACGCAAGGGCAAATCGAGGTAAACATTCAAAACGGATACGAACTTTATGAGCTTCATGATGTTTCAATAACTTCAGAGGCTAATAATCAAGGCTTATTTTACGAGGCATCAACTGACCTTTGGAAAAATAAAAGCATTGCAACTGTTCTAGGTTATACTCCCGCAAACGGTGCTGATTATATGGCACTTTCAGGAGACCAAAGCATATCAGGAAATAAAACCTTTACTGGGTTTGCTTATTTTGATAACACAATATTTTTAAAACAAACCACTTCTATTTCTTTTATATCTGGATACAATAGTATTGCTGCTAGTAGTTCAGGTATTAGAATGGGAATTACAAGCGGTATTTCAGCTCTATTTAATTTAACAAGTTTATCTACAAATAGAGATTACACTTTACCAGACGCTTCAGGAACTATTGCCTTAACAAGCGACATACCTTCTCTTGCTGGTTATGTTACTACGACTGGAAACCAAAGTATTTCGGGTAATAAGACTTTTACGACTGCCGTTTTAGCAAACTTATTAAAGTTTAACGAATCAGGCGGATTTAATAATATTCCTGGTTATACTCAAATTGGAGGTACTGCTGATAATTTTATTTTTATAAACGGAGCTGGCACAAAACAAGCTCAATTTATTTATAATTCAGGCGGAGGAAATAATTATACTTTGCCTACTGGCAATGGAACTTTAGCACTATTAAGCGATATACCATCTTTAACCGGTTACGTTCCTACAAGCAGAACTATTACAATTAACGGGACTACCTTTGATTTAAGCGCAGATAGAACTTATACTATTTCAACTAGCGACGCTACAAAACTGCCATTAACTGGTGGCACTTTAACTGGAGCATTAAGCGGAACTACAATTTCTTTAAGTGGCTCGGGTTCTACAAATGCTTTAGTAGTTAATCAAAATTCAGGCTTTGACGCTTTGCGAGTTAATCAAGCTGGGGTTGGTGCTGGAATTTCAATTAATCAAACGGGAAATACTGACGGCTTACTAATTACGCATACTGGTGGCAGGGGAATAAGAATTAATTCAGCAAATGCTGGCTTTGGAATTATTATTAATAATGAAACCGCTTCGACTTCGGTTCCTTTTGTTATTCAAAAATCTGGAGCTGATAGAATTAGTTTTACAGATGC